ATTTGTTCAAAATTATGAAATTAAAAATATTAAATTTTGTGATGATATTAAATGTAGTAATATAATTACAAAAATAAAAAAAGATTTATTACTTGTTGGAGGATGTATGGGAATAGTATATTTTATAAGTTTAAAAAATAAACAATTTGTTGCAAATATTGCTATAAGATATAAAAATGAATTAATAACTACAGTACTAAAAATGCATAACGGGGATTTATTATGTGGCTCAAGCATGTTAGTTAAAGATGAAAATTCACAAAAAGAATTCGAAAAATTAATAGATGAAATAAATTTATATTATATTATAAATCAAGCTATAGAAAAATCTGGTGCATTAGGAACTTGTGCTACAGTAACTAGTGTTTATGATATAAAAGAAAATAAAGATGGAATGTATCTTGATGTTTCAGATGCAAAAACTAAAGTAGATATAGTTGACGTAGATCAAATTTATCCACTTTCATGGAATAATAAAGGAATAACAGAATGTGCTTTTGGAAGTGTAGAATTTATAAAAGGAAAAAGATATGTTGTTTTATCAGTTCACAAAATAGATGAAAATACAAAAAATTATCATATATTTAATCATTTATTCAAAGATGAAACTGGTAATGGTAATTTAATAGAAATTGAAAATCAAGAAAATATAATGAGTGATTTTGATACAAAAGGAAATATTCCTTGGTTTTCTGCATATAAACCACTATTAACAAATAATTTATTTAAAAATTCACCTTTTGGTATTTCTTTATATGCAAATGCTATAGATAATTTAAAAGCTGTTGATATTTCATTTGATGCATTAAAAAATGAAATACAAGATGGAAGAAGAAGAACTTTTGTTAGTGCAGATATGTTAAATTATGATAATGGAACTCAAAGATTAACTTTTGATCCTAATGATACAACTGTTTATCAATTACCAAAAGGATCTAATAAAGATGATTTAATACAAAGCGATAGTGACACATTAAGAACTACTCAACAAATAGAAACACTAAATACTAATTTAAATATTTTAGGAAGTAAAGTTGGATTTGGTGAAAATCATTATCATTTTGATGGAACTAATTTAAGTACAGCAACTGCTGTAATAAGTAGTAATAGTAAATTATTTAGAAGAAAGAAAAAATTAGAAATAGGATATGAAAGTTCTATTTATGATTTAGTTAAATCTATATGCTATGCTAGTAGTAAATTTGGTAAGTACAATATAAATTATGAAAATATTGTTATAAAGTTTGATGATTCTATAATAGAAGATAAAGAAGCAGAAAGTAATAGAGCTTTAAGAGAAGTTAATGCAGGATTAATAAGTAAAGAAGAATATAGAGAAAGAATATTTGGAGAAACTCCTGAAATAGCTTCAAAAAAAATACAAGAAAATGAAGAACTAGAAGAACAAGAAAGTAAAAAAAAAAATAAAAACTATATTAGATAATAAAGAAGAATAGGTGATAACCTATGAAAAAAACAAATAAGCGAAAAACAAATAGAACAAATAGTTGATAGATTAATAAATCGTGTAGAAGATGCTAATTTAGTGTTTTTAGAAGAAATTGGCTCTTCTATAGCACAATTTAAGGAAGTGACACCTTCAAAAGCTCATCAATTAATGCAAATTTTAAAATATGGAGGCAGATATGATGAGATAATTAGTGAAATATCAAGATTAACTAATTTAAATATAAAAGAAATAGATAGTATATTTAAAGAATACTCTATTAAAGATAAAAAATTCTACGAAGAGTTTTATAAATACAGAGATATTCCTTTTGATTTAACTGAAAGTGTAACTCAAAAAAAATATAGAGAAACTCTTACAAATATTGTAAAAACAGAAATGTATAATTTCACTAGATCTAATGTTTTAGGATATACTATAAAAGATTTAGAAGGTAATTCTGTTTTTTATAGTATAAGAGATACTTATAACAAGTTATTAGATACTGCCTTTTTGAATGTAGGACAAGGTAAAGAAACTTTTGATACTGCTGTGTTTAAAATATTAAAAGAAGTAGGAGAAAGTGGATTAAAAACTATTAATTATGAAAGTGGTAAAGCTATAAGATTAGATAGTGCAATAAGAATGCAGTTAAAAAGTAGATTAGCAGAATTACATAATGAAAATCAAAAGATATTTGGTCAAGAATTTGGATCTGATGGAGTAGAAATAAGTGTTCATTTAAATCCAGCAGAAGATCATCAAGAAGTTCAAGGAAGACAATTTTATAATGATGAATTTGAAAAGCTTCAATTAACTGGTATAGGTAAAGATATAAACGATAAAGAAATAGATTTACATAAACAAAATAAAGATGGTAAAGAACAAAAAACACATAGACCTATAAGTGAAATGAACTGCTATCATTATATATTTAGTATAATTGTAGGAGTAAGTGATCCAGAATATTCTGAAAAAGAGTTAAATAAAATAATAAAAGATAATGAAAAAGGATTTGAATATAATGACAAACATTATACTAATTACGAAGGTACACAACTAATGAGAAAATTAGAAAATGAGATAAGAAAGCAAAAAGATACACAAATTTTAGCAAAAAGTAGTCAAAATGATTTGTTATTATATAAAAGCCAGGATAATATAAGAAAATTAACAAAAGAATATAAAAAAATAAGTGAAATTAGTAATTTACCTATTCAAAACAACAGATTAAGAGTTAGTGGATATAAAAGAGTTGCTAAA